TTAATTAATTGGTCTTGGATAAAAGCAGCCGTACTCTGCATCAAATTGAAATGTTTGTTCTTTTGTTAACCCTGCGATTGCCTCTGCCTCTTCTTTACATAATGGACAGCTCATTGTGCCTTTTGTTGTATTTACAATAAATTGAGTTTCACATTCGTTACATTGGTATTTAGTCATTTAAGCTTCCCCCTTTAGTGATAAGTTGTGCTTTCATTTCGTAACATTGAATGAATATCAACTTTTTCAATAGGAGGCATTTCACCCAAACGCTCTAAAACTTTGAGTGTTTCTATCTTTAAATTTTCTTCAAAGTTTGGGTTTACCTCAATTGCTTTTTGAATCCTCTTTCCTATATCTTCAAAGTACAAAATAGTCTTTTCTTTTGAGAAAGTTTCTAATACCATTAATATATTTGATTTGATGTTCATAGCCACAATTCCAGAAGTAACCTCAGCAACACAAATTCCAGCAGTATTAGGAATAGCACAAAACTTATGCTCACCTACTTTAATTTCATGACCAACAACTGGAACCCACTTTTCCGATGCTATATAAAAACGAAATGTATCTTCACTGACTTTTATTTGCATTCTTACTCCTCCTTAATTAATTCACTCTTATCAAAATAGAGCGTCTGTATTCTATCCAAGAAACCTTTCGGCATGGGTTTTTTACCATGTTCTATGGCACTTAATTCAGCGGAACTTAATCCTAATTTATCAGCCATTTCTTTTAATAATTCACGTTCCTTTACTCGCAAATCCCATAAAAAAATATTCAATATATGAGGCATTCTGAATCTCCTTAATGAGCGCAATTTTGCGCTTATTGTCTAATCAAACAATTACTACTAAAGTTTTAAGAAAAACCACTCAATACCTAACCTTCTTTCAAACTCTTTTTCAGAAAATAACCTCCAATATCCACTTCCGTAAGCTAAATGTTCACATAATTCGGTAACAGTCATAGCTTTAACTTTTTTCTTGATTAAACGCTTTTTCATTCACATCGACACCACCTTAGGTCTAAATATCACAACCACGCTTGGGAATGGAGCTGAATTCTTTGAATCTCCAAACTTTAAACGACCTTTTATAAAGCGTATTTCACCTTTCATACAATACTCATGCCACCACTTTGTATCAGTTCTGGAAGGCAAGAGGCAAACTACTGTTGCCCCTTGCTGTGAAGATTCATAAGCTTTTTGAATCCATGGACCAATACCGCGACCATAAGGAGGATTCATCCAGCATATGCCTGTCCATTCTTGCTTGAGTCCATCTTGTTCCGGTGAAAAATACCTCTCACACTTCTTGTCAGAATCAGTAGCGCAAACATCTATATCAAACTGAAATTCCTGATTTAGCTTGTCATAGAATGATTGAGGTGTTGACCACTTATCCGTTGAAGAGGAGAACATTGCTTGATTAATAGTCATATAGATTGCGCCTCCTTCTTAAAACGGAAGGTCATCATCATTTACCGGTTCCGGATCCTCTATTTCCTCTTGTTCTTCAGTTGGCTTATTTACTTTTGCTGAACCGCCTGCAAGGTCTACCTCGTATTTAATGCCCTCATGATCATCTTGCTTTTCTTCTCCTTCCAGTAAGCTTGATTGACTTGGTTCAATATGAAGAGTTACATTTTGACCAGCCTTTCGATAAAGAGCAATTGCTTTTTCACTACTATCACCTTTTAGGTTAAGGTCCAGTACCACTTTCTTACTGTCCTTATTTGCTTTAGCAAGTTCTGCTGTTATAGGTCCACAATCGCAACCTTCTACTTCAATATTCACCATTTCACCAACAAGGGAATATACAGCTTGCGGTAATGTAATTTTTTTCGGATTTCCGTTCTCATCTTTCGGATCATCCTCTTTACCTTTGAACTCAAACTTTAGAACATCCTTCTTATCATCACGCTGCATCTTTTTGAATAATACGTTTAACGTTTGTTTTGACATGATTATTTATCTCCTTCGTTTTGGAATTGTGGTAAATGTAATTTCAAAGCATAAGCGACACTGTCGTATAAAACCTTATAAGGATTCTCTTTTAACTTTTCTACATCTTCTTGAAGTGAATCAATGTGAACTTTTAATAAATCATTTTCTACTTGTTGTGCTTCAATTAATTTTTCTTTCTTTTTCATTTGCTCCTGTAACTTCTTCAATTCGACTGTTCCTTTATTACCTTCATTCTCAAGCTTCAACTTTAAATCTTCTAATTTATTTAAGTTCTCATGCCTATCGTCTGTGGCTTTATCTAATAATTTTTGGAGCCTTAAATTCTCCTTCTCTAACTCTTCATTCAAACCGACAACCGTATTGTATTTATCTAAAGAAATAACCTTCTTGTCATCGGTTTTCTCTTTATCTTTCATAGAAGTAAAATCATCTGTTTTCATTCCAGATACACCCCATTTTCTTTTCATTTTCGAAAGGTCCGGTGAATGAATACTAAATTGCTTACGTATTTCTTCATCTGTGAACCTTGATTGCTTTAGCTCAATGTATCTCTCTTTTGAAAGTTCTTCTTTTTTCTCCACCTCTTGCTTTGGAGATTCTTCTTGCTTTTTCCAACTATGTTTAATCTTCTGTAAATCAACAATTCTAAGGTTGTGATTGTCTATAATTTGCTTATCTGTCATACCATCAGCTTTATAACTCTTGTATAGTTCCTCTGTTAAAGGCTTGGTATATCCTGTTTCCTGACGAACCTTTTCAAGTTCTTCTGGCGGCAATGTATATGATTTAACTTCACTACTAGCAGCTGCTTTCTTTTCTGCATTCGTTAATTTTTTACCACTCATGCTTTCGCCTTCTTTCTTTCCTTTATTGGTGGGTTAAGAATGGTTTGTACTACTTCTAATTGATAGCTTGGAGTATTTAGTGGAACCTCGTCTTTTCTCACTAAATATATTAATCTCGCTATCTGCGCTAAAACGTAAGCATCCACTATGTTGTCACTCTTATTTTGAAATACAAAATGTTCAATAACTGCTGCTTTGACAGCCTTTTTCTTTTCAGGACCTTTCAATCTCACTTTGGAACCAGTTTCACCTTTCCAATCACTAACTTTGACAAACTTTTTCAAAGCGTTCGGTGCAACTTCTCTGTACGAAAAACCCCTACCTTCTAGAGACATTCGTACACCCCAACCAATGCCACCATTTTGTATAGCTTGTTGTGATGCAAAACCAAAGCCCTCGATACAAATTAAGTCATCCTTTTGTATGTGCTGCATAATGTCAACAATCATCGTACGCATACGTTTAGGATCCACTTTGCCTAAACCTTGAATTTCTTTTGCTCTCAATACTTCTCCGTTTTCATCAAGAGCGACGAATCCTGTCTTAGTTGATGGGTCTATTCCTACGAATCTCATGAGCTACCACCTTTTAATAGTTCTGGATTTTCATAGGTATTTCCGATTACCTCGCCTTGGACTGCATAAATTGTTCTAACCCATCCTAAATCAAAGCAAGCATCAATACTGTTCCATTTAACTTCAAGATGATGTTCTTGCTCTTCACCACTGAAATATCTGATAATATCCCCTTCGTAAATATCCTTGCCGTTTACGTCTTTAAGTCCTGTGTATTCTCCAACAGTGCTTTTGTCTACTCTCCATTGAGGTAGAGAATTCGCAATGAGATTTTGAGGAACAATGTAATTTATTCCAGTTCCAGTTATCAAGCAGTTACCATAAACCCATTTACCTGTCATAACATCTAAGCCACGAAACTTAATCTCTCTCATGAACATACTTCCTTTCTTTTAGAATCCTTGCTGCTAAATATCTATCTTTCATGCTTACATTTTCATCAGAAGCTATCGCATAGAGTTGCTTATTCGTTGCTTTCTCAAACTCTAATTTTCTTGAATTAAATCCATCCACTTAAATCCACATCCTTCTTTGGTTCCTCGGCAGTTCCCTGTGGCTCTTGTTGAGGTTCATCATCTAAAGGTGGATAGGTTGTACAAATTCGATCGTTGTGGTCCGCGACTGCTTTTAACGTTGCATCAAATATCTGCTTTTCCTTATCTGTTGGATCAAAGAGTGGATGTTTACTGCGCTCAGCATAATCAAGAATAAAGTCTTGAGCTTTCTTACGTTGCTCCCAAGTTTCAATCTTTTTCTTCATCTTCTGGCAACTCCTTAAACCGTTGTAGATAACCTCTGAAATAAAGTCGGAACTCGTTAATACCAATGTTCCTTCCTTTAGCAATAAGTTGTTGCACCACTCTACCACCTTGCATTGTGTCACCTTGCTTCTCCCAAAGAAATTCAACCACATCTGCATCCTGTTCTATGGAACTAGATTCCTTTAAATCAGCTAGAGTTGGCTTTACTTTCTTTTCTGAATCCCTTGTCATTTGAGATAAAAGCATAAAAGGACAATCCATTTCTTTAGCAATTTGTTTAGCCATAGATGTTACATTTCCAATTGCTTCTGCTCTTGTCTCGTTCTTTGCTTTGGGTATGTTCATAATTTGTAAATAATCAACAGCAATAAGATCAATCTTTCCGTATTTTCTTTTAAATTGTTTGGCAACAGACCTTACTTCTTGGATTGTTATTTTGGCAGCATCTCGAACAAAGAAAGGTTTTTTCTCAAACTTTTCATACATAGCCTTAACTACACTCATTTCTTGTTCTGTTAAATCCTTTTGATTAATTAAAGGGAAACTTATTAAAGTTGCACTAGCAATCATTCGATCTATGATTTGAAATTTAGACATTTCTTGTGACCAAAGAAGAACGACACCAGAACTTTGATTTTCTAGAATGCCCCTTATTCTTTGTAGTAGCATGGCTGTCTTCCCCATCGAAGGGCGCCCGGCTGAAACAATTAAATCGGAACGACCTAAACCTTGTGACCATTCGTCAAATTGCTCAAACCTTGTTAAAACTCTGCTTATAGGTGTTGTAAGATGTTTGAAATACTGTGCCTTAATTTCTGTTAGACTTTCCATCTGTCCAGTATCTCTAGGTCGCATTTCTTCAACTAAATCCTCAACTGCTGCAAAATAATCTTCGTCACTCTCATAAGCTTCCTGGGTAATTTGTTCAATTCTCCTAGCTGTCTCAATCCCTCTCCTTTTAAATGCTTTACTTCTTACGTTCTTTCCGTAGAATGCAACGTTTGAAGTTGAAGGAACTGAGTTTGCTAATTTGGATAAATATTGAACTCCACCTAATTCATCCAAGCTTCCGAATTTCATGTACTCTTCCGTTACTGTTGCAAGGTCAATTGGCTTGTTATGCTCGTCCATATACTTCAAAACCTTGAACAGCTGTTGATGATTCTTTCTTGCAAAATCTCTTTCTTCTAAGAAAATAAGTTCATCTAAAGTAGTAGAGTCCAGGAGAACGGATCCTAAAACAAGTTGTTCTGATTCAATGTCATTTGCTATAAACGAATTCATCCGGATCCCCACCTTTCGAAATCCATTTATTCAATGCTATTTCATAATCTCTTCCGTCCGTTTGATTATGAGAAGGATGCTTGTACATGTTTTGTTTTAGTTTACTTTCGTCTACCATTTGCACAGCAAGGTCAGCATACTTATCACGAAATTTCTTAGCTGAACGAATATTTTTATACCAAAAATGGTGTTGAGTAGTCCATTTCATAAGTTGGAGTATTTGTTGTTTATCCTGGACCTTATCTATTTCATAAAGCTTTCTAAATTCATCCGCCCAACTTTGCAAATTAGCTTTCTCTATTACATGAGAAACACCAGCTTCCTTTGCCGATACTTTTACTAGTTCAAGAAATGTTTTAGCCATTTTATAGTAGGTATTATCTTCATCATATTTTTTGGCTTTTTTCTTTGGTGCTTTCTCCTTCTTCGGCTTAACCACTTCTTTTTTCACTTCCTCTTTTTCTTTTGATAGCCATTCATCGAAATTCTTATTAAATCCTAGAATTCTTCCCCTATTAGGTCCTATCCCATATTGGATAATGACCTTTCTATTGATTAAGTTAGAAAGCTCACTATCTATGAAACCTCTACTCTTCGTTCCTACTGCTTCACACAAGAAACGAACGGACATTTCATATTTCTTTCGATTGAAACCGTAGGTATAGCGCCAAATAGTTAATACAATCCTCATTTGAGTGCCATTTAAATCAAATTTAGATGTACGCTCTAAGATTTCATGGGCAATCCTCGTATAACCATTTTCAGTTTGTGGATTTGCCATAATCTATCATCCTCATTCTTAGTCCGTTACCACCTCTAACTGATAGTGGATATTTTTCTTAAAACCTTTACGGCTTAACATGTTTACTGTGGTCATCTCAGCAAGGGAAAAGAGGTTATTGCTACTACTTAAATGTGTTAGGTATATACGCTCTCCTCTACCTTCTATGAGCTTAGAAAGTGCCTCTGCTGTTTGCTTGTTGTTTAGGTGTCCTATATTGCTCAAGACTCTTGCTTTAACACTGTTAGGATAATTAGATGCTTCAACCATTCTTGGATCGTGATTTGACTCGATGATGTAATAATCCGATCCACTTATAGCATTTAGCATGTAATCATCAATGTGACCAGTATCTAAGCAAACTGCACATCTAGTACCTTCAAAGTCTCCTGTCAATTCTTCTATGACATAGCCAAGCGGTTCAAAGCTGTCATGATGAGTGGAGAAAGCTTTAACCTCAAACTTGAAATCAATCCCATCAGCTTGTCCAGCCTTAATGATTCGCCTTAAATCCTCGTCAACATTATTGATTTCCTTCCATTCTCCTTCTCCTGCATAAACAGGAATCTTGTACTTATTAGCAAGTGGCAAACCCTTTATATGGTCGCCATGTGCATGAGTAATGAAGATTGCCTTTACCTGGTCGGCTCTGATACCAACCTCAAGCAATCGCTTTTCAATTTTAGTTTTGGCAATTCCAGCATCAATTAAGATACTGGAATCTCCTACAGATAGAACAATACAATTTCCTTTAGAACCGGAAGCTAGAATATCTATTTTCATATTTACTCCGGTAACTCGTCATTTTGGTTAGCGTTAAATTCAATATGCTCGTCCACTATACTGATAAGACCTAGAATATCTTTAAGTGTTGGTGGCTTTTTAGCATCAGGAGCATGCTTTTGAATATATTCCGTTATCTGCTCATTTGTTGTAATACCAAGTAATTGAAATTTCTCGTTTAAATCCTGTCTAGCTTGCTGAAGAGGATCGACTTGTTGCTCTTGTTGAGGTTCTTCTGGTGTAATATCTCTTCTTTCGCGTTCTTGATAAGAGGTCACTTCTTCTTTTGGTGCTTCTTCTTCAGAATACATGGCGCCTAACGAGTTAGGGAAGGCTTCACGTAAAGCATTTACGATAGCAACCTTTCGAATCATGTTCAGGGGCATGTCCTTCCAAGTAGCTTGGTTTTTTCCGAACTCCTCAATGCTCACATGAACCTCAATTGGCTTTTTTCTATCAGTACGATAAACCTTGCACCATCCTCCTATAAGATCCGCCTTTTTAGGTTTAACTGCTCCTGTTACTTGATGAATTTCATCGTTGATCTCATAAATAATTCCCGCTTCAAATCCTTCAAATGTGTCATTAGATTCTGCTCTTTTCATGAAAGCTTCTTTTGAAACTATTATTTGAGCAGGCTGTGAACCAAATTTAATAAGGTACGCTTCATTGATTAACGGATTAAGCTTTTGGTACTGGCAAAGGTTCATAAACATTAAGACTTCTTGGTCTGTAACATTTCCGTTTCCTCTTACTAAATACTGCTTAACCGTTTCCGGTTTTAGGTCAATGACCTCTCCACTTACTTCATATTTGATGGCCTTCATTAATTGATTTGACATGTTATTTCATTCCTTTCTTTTTGCAAGAGTCACAAACCGCTTTACCCATCATTGGAGTTATTGGGTTACTAATACTTACTAAGGATTCTTGTTCCTTGCTTCCGCAATCATGACAACCACCATGTTTAATCATTTTTAACCCTCCTATTTATAAATCTTTCTTTTTGTGCCTGTGTATCGATGTACCAAATGCAATTCATCTTCAAGTGACTTGCTGACTAACCAGTTATCATAATTAAGGCCTGCTTCTTTAATGGATATCTTTTGAGCTTTAGTAGGACGTTTACCGTTTTTCATTTGGTACCTCCTTCTCAAGGTCATTCATCAAATCATTGACCGTCTTTTCAGTTCGCTTTCTGCTTACATCAAGCTTTAAAAACAAAGTGTCTAGTTCAGATAGCTCTTTCATGAGTTGTTCATTCATTCAGCAACAACCTCCAACCCTTGCCCTGCTACAACTCGACTCGTAATCAATTGACCTGTAGGACCTTTAAATTGTGTGATTGATTCAGCGTTATCTACAAAGCATGGAGCGATAACTCCACTCTGCTCACTTAGAACCTCTCTTAGCTCGAGTCCTGCTTTGATAGTTTCAGAGAGCGAGAGCTTGTTATAGTCCTTGTCATCCATTTGAATAACGAATGCAGGCTTTAACTCTCCTGTTGTTTTCAATTCTTCAAACAGTCTTACACTTAATGTAGTGAATAGAGCTTGTACCTTAGCGCCTTGTATTGCTGCTTCTGTTGCTCTGAATGTCTTAATTGCGTCTAACATAAATATTGAATCATTAAGCTTTTTGAGAGTTTCCTGTTCGGCTTGTTTCGCTTCTTCGACTTGAGCTTTTAATGTGGTATATCTCTTATAATTGCCTTTCTTATCTATCACATCATGTAGCTGTACTTCTAATTCACGTACCTTGTTTAATTCATCTGTAGCGTCAATCTCTTCCTTGCCTTCTAGTTCCGCTTTTAATGATGCTTTTTTGTCTAATAATTTTTGATGACTTACCCTGTGTTCATTGAGTTGCTTTTGTTTATCTTCTTTTACAGCTTCAATTGAGGTATCATCCAACTCTCTTTTGCAAGTAGGGCAAGAATCATTTAAAGGTGTGTCTTTTAGTTGGATAAACTTCTTTCTAGAGAAATCAATTTCATCTTGAATTAGTAATAACTGACTTTTAAGACTACTAATCTCTTGATTATGTTTATAAGCTTCAGCAGGCTTTTTATCTGCTTCTTCAATCTGCTTTCTTATTTCTTTTTCTTTCGTTTCCAAAGAATCTATATCAACTACAAATCCATCAAATGAATCTAACTGTTGTTGTAATGTATCAGTCTTGCTCTCTGCTGCGATGTGTTGCTTGTCCATCTTGTTTTTAACATCTTTATTGAGCTTTTCTAAATCATCTAGTTTGTTCTTTTTAAGTGCTTCCTGTAATGCCTTTGCTTGTGGGTTAAGTACAATATCCTTAACCTTTTGCTCTTCTTCAGTACGCGACATTTCATTTAAAACTTGTTTATTAGTTGGAGCCGATACATATTGCATTAACATTTTTCGTTGTTCTGTCCAATTCAAGGTATAAAAGTAATGAGGATTGAATAAGCTTAGAAAAAAGGGCTTGTCCCCAAGAGTAGCGACAGCTGCATCAAACTCTTTCGCCTTAGATGGAACATCATTAATGTAATATTTGGTTTTACCTGATTTGAGTTCACGCGTTAATTTCAATAGTTTCTCGTCCGCATCCAATAAAAGTGAAACTGTTGTTTCCTTTGCTTCGTAAGTAACAGGGGATGGATCAAGTTTTGAACCTGTGATATCATTGCCGTATAACAACCATGTAATTGACTCAATAATTGAGCTTTTACCTTTCGCATTGTCACCAGTAATCTTGAGTAGGTCGCCAAACTCAACTTCAAGATTGCGGTGACTTTTGTAATTTTCAAGGTTTAACTTTTTAAATGTGATTTGCATTTAATATCCTCCTCTACTTAATTTCTAATTCAATAATGTTGCTACGCTGAAGTGTTGTAAAAAAACCGTTTACCTCAATAATCAAACGACTTGACGTAACACTATCCACCCAACCGACAAACAAATCTGCACTCTCTCCATACACTACCGACACTTTATCCGTTGTACCCAGGTTGTCTATTTTCACTTGCAAAGCTGATTTCATGCATGTTCCTCCTTCTTCCTTTTATAACTCCGCTAATTCCTGTTCCAACCGACTAATTTCTGCCTTAGTTACATCAATCAAAGCATTAATCATTCGAGCTTCAAGTTCACCCGAATAAACATCAGGAATTCTTCCTTTAGTCATAGTAGTTGTTCTAAATCCATCTGTAACATAATTGATGGTTATGTTTTGAAATCTTTTTCCTTTTACATTTAGCAATAGTCTTGATAGGTGCTCAATTTTCTCTTGTATTTCCTCAGCCTTATTAACTCTTTCTTTCATGTAGAGATATGTTTGTTTATCCAAGGTTTTCACCTCCCTTCAAAGAACTCCGAAATTTTTAAGTAAAGCAAAGGCATTTAATAAAACACAAACTGCTATGCCGATATAGATTGGAGCATCTTGTTTACTTAGCTTCATATACTTATCACCCCAAAACGACAATTAAATTGTCATCAAGTGTAAAAAAAATACAGTATTTTCTTATAGTCGCTTGCGTTATTTTAAATAACGTTTTATAATACTGTTTGTATATACGTAATGTATAGCAATAAGGAAGAATACAAAAACTATACTACGTTCTCAAAGATATCTGGAAACACTGTGTATACATCAGCTTTCAATTCTTTACATATTGAATTTACAAGCTGAACACTGGGGTTAACCCTACCAGATTCAATAAACCGTATATGATTTGCTGTACAACCAACCTTGATTGCTAATGCATGTTGACTTAATTTTTTCTCTTTTCTCAGAGACTTCATATTTAATCTAACATTAGTTACAGTCATTTTTTCACCACCCTTCTAAACCAAAACGACAATTTAAATAACTTTATGGTCACAATGTAACACGTTGTTTTAATTGTCGCAAATTTAAAAAACGTTTTTATTATTTAAAATAGAGAGGAAAATGAAGGAAATGAGTATACTAGGCGAAAGAATCAAAAATTACAGAAAAAAACAGAACTTGACACAAGATCAAGTGGCTGATCTTTTAGGAATTAAGAGGTCTAATTTTTCTTCATATGAGACAGGTCGGACTATACCGCCAAGTGACAAGCTCGATCAATTAGCTGATATTCTTCATACAACTACTGATTTTTTATTAGGAAAAACAGACGTTAATCTTTATGATTGGATTCCACGAGAGAATTCGCATGTTAGTGAGGACGGTAATCCAGTTGATGCTTATAACAATAAAATAACCCCTACTCAAAAAGAGCAGGAGTTTCTAAATAAAGTTAAATTAGATGATGATACTATTTTAGATAAATTTACTTTAGAGTTAGATGGTAAAGAACTAACGAAAGAAGAAGCTCATTCTATTATTGCTTTTCTTCGTGTGAATCGTCAGCTTCATGACAAGTAGTTCTTAATATTTTAACTTCAATTCCCAAGATAGCAGCAATGCGATTCATATCAATTTTGTCTTTTTCCATAATTTATCCCCCTAGATACGCATTGATTTTGTTACATTAAAATATTATTTGAACACGTTTTGAGACATCATATTTTTATTTTTCTCACCTCTATTATTCTGTTGAATAAGGAGGTCGTTTCATGAAATTCAAAAGATTAGCTGAACTTCGTAAAAGTCACAACCTTAATCAAGATCAAGTTGCCGATATACTAAATGTACATAGAAATACTTACACTAATTATGAACTTGGAGAAAGAGAAATGAATTATGTGTCTCTTATAAAACTAGCTGATTACTACAAGGTGTCTGTAGATTATATCCTTGAAAGAACAGACGATCCGTTCTTGAATAACCTTCATACCACAGATGAAATTGAATTCATGGAGCGTAGTCTAGAGTTGTATAAAGAGATGAAGCGTAAATTATAGATGAATGATTAGCTCTTCCACCTGGAGGAGCTTTTTATTTTGTTCTGATTGTACTCACATTATATACGAACGTACGTTCTTATTCAACCCTCCTTTTTTATTATTTATGACTTTATCCTTATCATATCTGTTATTAGAGAGATTTTTTGTCGTTATTTGTCAGAAGAATTGACCGATTATAGTTTGCGAACGGTTTTCAATCTTTTTATTTTGAATGCATTTCTCCTTGATACGGATACCTTTTTAACACTTCTCCCCTTCCTAAATTGCGCGCATCTCCTATTTGAGTCATAAGTCGTAATTTGTTTGAGATTAACAATATTCGATTTATCCAACTTATCAAATCCATAGGCCTGAAGTAATTGATAATAGTCATTTAAGGATTTTAAAGGAGTATAAACCTTATCGATTGTATGAATAACGACCTTATCCTGTTCTCGATGAAAATATAATATATCTTCTACCCTAATTAACTTCACCTTACCTGTTGCGATCTCTTTTGCTGGTAATAACAAAGGTGATTCCACTTTCATGTATATTCTGTTCCTCTCTTAATGGCTTTTGATCCCCAATTAAATATCCAGCCCATCCACTCATGACAAAAAGCATAACGGTTAACATATCTTTTACCCCCTCACTTAATATCTGACCATAGAATGATTTCAACATTAAGATTTAAAGAATGCTTTAACAGTTCTTTTTTTCGATGTTCTGTTGTGGTTAGCCATTGAATAATTGGAAAATAACCATGTTGTTCTTGAAAAGCATTGAAGTCTTTTAATTCTTTATACCTCTTTAACTTTTTAATGTTATTGACCATCTTTTGAGAATGGTCGATCTCTACCAAAACATACCTATTTTTATCTAACACTTTTTTAGAGTAAATTGCATCAGGTATTATCTTGAAATTTCCAACAGTTATTGCCATTTCATTATTCCAGTAATTCGGCTGTCCATTATAAATATACAAGTCATTTCTCATCAATGTATGAGTTGTTTGAGGGTTACGGTACCGGACTTTGTTACTCCCGATCTTCTCTCTGCCTTTCTTACTAAGATAGAAAATATTTTCGTGATCTCTAAAGTGATTTAAATATTGGCTCATATTGTTCAGTACCTTACAAGCATTTCGATCGGATTTTAAGTTATGCATTCTTTGTAATTGTGACCGGCTTAAAAAGTCTAACTTATCCAAACTTAATAAGATTTGTTCGGTTCGTATTCTGTTTTTCTCTAGATTGCTCATCGTCATTTTGATTAGGACTCCTTTCATGAATCGCTAATTGTTCTGCAATATAATCATTGCTCATATAAGGCACTTGCACGATGTATTTACGATCCGTTTGATAGATAGCCCTACCTCTGATATAAGGTAAATCCTCTGCCCCTCCCTCGTCTAAAACAACTTCGCTTGCTCTTTGCGTTTGCAGTCTAAAACAAAGCTTGGCATCTGCATTCTGCTTGATTTGCCTTGGTAGGGTATCAGCTGTTGGATATTGTGTACAATAGATAATTCGGTACCCAACTCCACCTGCAACACGAGCGATATATGAGAGGATCTTTTCACATGCAGCACGTACTTTCTTTTCTTCTTTGTCCTTGATTCCTTGAGAGGAAAGTTCGGCAGCTTCATCCACTATAATAAAGACCCTTGGAAGCTTCATACCGATACTTTCTGCTTCTGTAATATCTTCATATCCTTTTTGCTTAAATATCTGTATACGGCTTTTAATCGCCCCCTCGATAACCTGTAAACTTTCAAGTGCATCGATTGTATTTGATGCTACTGATTTAACTTGCCTTAACTTTGAAAAACGATTAAATGCAAGACCACCTTTTAAATCAATCAATAAGAGCTCCGTTTGATCCGGCTTATTCATAATCAATGTGGTAATGGCCATCTTTAAAAAGACTGTCTTTCCATATCTGGTTGTTCCAGCAACAACTAAGTGAGGAATCTTTTCAAAATCATGCTTTATAACCTCTGTTCTTGATACTCCAATAGGTATCATCCAATTCTTTGTAATAGGCTCATATGGCACCATATCAAGCATAGGAGTATCAAACACTCGAATCCTTAACATGCCGTCATAGTCCATCTCTATTTCTTTCTGTAGACCATTTTTCTTGTTATTAAGACCGTCTTGTATCTTGTGCATACTCTTGTCAAAATCATTAAAGCTAAGTCCAAGAGGGATTCTGTAGACATACTCCACATATTGATCAAATTTTGATTTACGGTGCAGCTTACATTTTTTAATGTAAGTTTGTTCCCCTCTTTTTTCTTTGATCATTAATCCACTATTCATAAATATACGCTCTATCTTCCACCTATCAGATCTCCCCCTCATAGTCACTAAAGCAGCGCCTCCGCAAACAAGAACAGAAAAAGAAAACAAACTAAACAAAACGCACCTCCTACCTATAAAATCCCACTATCAAAGAACCATTAAATACTAATCAAATCCTTAACCCATGAATATTCGGAACGTTCTTATTAAAATTCTCAATCAGATAAAAGGTAAGAACGTACTCTTTAAAAAGAAAAGGAACCACAGAGTCGCTCCCATAATAAACACTCCATAAAACACATCTCTCCACTCCATTTATAAGCTGCTCCTTTCCCAGCTCTTGAGATGCCTCTTACCTTCTTTCGTTAAATAAATCTTGCCACCCTGTTTAGCCAATAAAAATAATGCATAATCCAGTTGACGTTGTACCTTTCCTTCTTCTTTTGAACGATCCACCTTAATCATAATTTTGTTGTTTTTCATGATGTAACAGCTCCTTTTTGTTTGATAATCCACTATATGGGCGCACCGAAATAAAAATGTCTGTCCACCTATAAAAAAATTTAATTAAACAAAATAAAAAGGAATTTCAACCTTTAGTAGACAATACATATACTAAGGAGTTGATCGTTTTTGACTAAGTTAAAAAAAATACTCACTCAAAGAGGATTAAAGCAAAATTACATAGCTCAAAAAATAGGAGTTGCACCAGGCACCATCTCCCAAATTGTAAAAGGTGAATCGATGCCGACTCTTACTGTAGCTTTAAAAATAGCTTATCTGTTAGATATGAAAGTTGAAGAGATATGGGAAGAAACTATAGCAGAATGGAAACTTATGATTGAAAAGGAACGTAAAGGAAATATATGATAAAAGAAAAAGGGGTTGTCTTTTATGTCTGAAAGAAACAAATGGGAAGAAAGAGGAGAAAAATTAGAAAAGATGGGAGAAGGTATGCAATCAGCAGGAAGTAACATGATGGGCTGTGGTTGTTTATTAACCATCATAATTACCATTCCCATACTCTTGTTTATTTTTCTTTAATTAACTAATACTTGAAATAAGAACACTCGTTTGTATATAATTACTTTCAAAAGGAGTTGATTCTTTTGGATTTTATTATGGAACAGAAAATACTTAGGATTGTCTCACACAGAACACGAGAAAGAAAAGATACGGATATAAAAACATTGTCCAGGTTGAGTGGTGCAGAAGAGGAACGGTTAAAGCGAATGGTTCTAAAATTAGAAAAGGAAAATCAATTGAGGATTAAAGACGGATTGATAATTAGAAGTTAAGCCCCCACTAGGAGGGCTCTTTTTTTATTACTTTCCAAACTTCTGATGATAACGATAAAGCATTGTAGCAAACTGTTGTCTAGTCATTACTCCACTAGGATTAGTACCGTTAGTAATACCATTATCAGTCAACCACTTCCATGCTAATGCGTGTACTGGACTTGGCATGTCTTTCACCTCCTTTAAATTAAGGTAACTTGCAATCCCATTGGCTAATTCTCGACCTGTACGATCTAAGACTGAATTATTTCTCATTCGTACAATATCAGTTGTAGAATCCATGAATCCACCTTCCGTAAGAATAGCAGGCATATTAGACTCACGTAACATATGGAAATTAGCTGATTTAATACCACGGTCGCGTAATGACATTGTTCGCACCAATATAGGGTGAAGTGCTTGTGCTATTGCCATTCCCTTTGAATCGTCCGGGTGATGGTAAGTTTCTGTACCACCCCAAGAACCCCATGTACCAGTATTAGCGTTATGATGGATAGAAATTAACAAATCTGCCTTTTCTCTATTTGCCTTGTTAGTACGTGCGGATAAAGACACATCTGTCCTTCCTGTTGGATCATCTAACCGAACTATTTTTACATCGTATTTCCCTAACTCTTTAATTAAAGCTAGTGCTACACGGTTGTTAAAGGTCCATTCACGTTCCCCATCTGGTGTTCGTTTACCTGGTGTATTTAATCCATGACCAGCATCTACAGCAACTATTTTTGTCAAAATACATCACTCCTTTATTAAGTTATTTTTTTGTAAAACTACTTTTTGCTTCTTCCCTTTAGCTGTCACGTAATTGTTTTTAAACCACGCTACAGCTGCAACAATTGCCGTAATGATGGTGCTAATCACCTCATACCAAATTGCTTCATCACCAGGTACCGGATTCAAACCGAAACTTGCTAAAAACTGATTGATTAAAGCCACGACTAATACGATTGTTCTAACTAATGTTCCTCGATCCATTTTCCTCATCTCCTTATAAATTGGCATAAATAAGAGCAATCGCACCGCCTATAACTCCGGTACAGATTGCCCCTATAATAGCTGTCATAATCGTTCTTTTAATCCATCTCGTATCATCAGCGATAGCATCTAACGTTCTATTAATCACCGAAATTTGTTCGTCATGTCTTATGACCTCACGTTGTAAATCTCGAACCTCTTTTTCAACTATCTTCAATGTATTTTCAAGCTTCACTAACTCTTTTTGTGTCTGATCCATAGTCGTTGCCTCCTGTGACATGACCACCCTCCTTATCTCTAAAAAAAGAGAGCCTATTCGGCTCCCTGTTCTTCTCCTAATAATCTCTCAATAAACTTTTCCTTCGCTAAATCAGCTAAAGCGGTTAGTCCTGGATTGGCTAGATATTCCTCCATCGATGCTGCTACTCGACCACTTGCATTAATTTCACCTAACGGATCCGTTGCATTAAAACGAATTCTTACCCCACTCACTTCACCATTGCTATGTGTAAAATCAACACCCGACACTCGGAAATCTAAAGCCTGTACTTGTTCTGGCATTATTCTTCATCTCCCTTTTCTTCTTGATTTTCTTTTGCTATTTCAAACGCTTCAACCCATAAAAAATGAGCTTCCGCATCAGATTCGGAAAGCTCTTTGTTATAATCCATGATAACCTCTTCTACTGTTTTAAGCGCTGATTCAAGGTTCTTACCTTCAATGATAAAATCTTCATTCATCAGTTCCTTTTGTTGCTTCTTAAACTCTTTTTTGTCTCCAGCTAATTTGAACCCACCTCCTTCAGCTGGTACCAATTCACCTTGCTCATCAAGTTCCGCGAACGATTTTAAGAGTTCCAATTCTTCATCGGCAAATATTTTATGCTGTTCTTGCAGAACCTTCACCACTCGCATACGATGAATTTGTTTCTTACCCTTTAAAGTAATTTTCAACAAAAATTCTGACGCTCGTTTTAAGTCCTTATTTTGCAATGTAATCATGCGATCATCTCCCTTAATTGTTTAACTTCTTCTTCTAATTGCTTAATTCGTTGGTTGTTTAATTGTCCTCTTAAATCAAGGATAGAAATGCTATCTTTCACATCTTCTAAACCTTTTGATAGCTCTTGTGTTGCCTTTACATTAAAGGAAACAATATCAGCTAAGACGATTGCCCCACCATTCTCTGTTGAGACTGCTGGACTGTCCTCTGAAATAAAACCAATTTTTTTGTCAAAAATTCCGTTTTTAATATCTTCTATCATGTCGTAGTTCACGACGGTTAAACTATTAATAACAGCAAGTCCGGAAGCTGTAACTGGCTCAATATTGGTTTTATACTTACGGCTTGATATCTTCACAAAATCAGAAGCTGCGATTCTGCGATAGGCAATATCACCGTTGTTGTATCCACTTTCCCCAGCTACACGCACAGCTCCATTATTGCTAGTTGCTAGAAATAAATCACTATTTCCATCTAACACACGAATTCCAGATGCTCGTAGTGTGTTAGCTCCTTGAGTATCTCCTGTACTAGTTCCATTCCAATATACAGAGGTGTTTGACGTTCTCTTAGTAATTTCATTCACTTTTAAATTCCCAACATCAAAGGTAGTATTTCCACCACGAGTACCATTTCCATCTGTAACGGATATGGTTGGATCAGCTTGTGACCACTTTGTAAAACGTAAGCCAACACGATATCCACCACCACCCTCAATCCCATAATAGAGTAGTCCATCGGTGTCAGTACCATTAGGGCTGTCAACAATCGAATAAGCAAAAGTATTGGTTCCTGGTCTTACATCTTTGTATGGTCGAATAAACACAGCACTATTTCTACTATCGATTTGTGCTGATTGATAAGAGTCTAAAACCACATGACTCAATTCTGACCGTAAAGCGGCAGCTCCACCATAACTAGATAATGTAATACCATTTGCGTTAGATGGAGAATAGGTAGTATCCCACCAATAGAGACTACCGGATGAACCTAATCCCTCTCCCTCTCCATCATTAAAAGTAGAAAGACCGAAATCAGATAGATAAAGGGAACGACTTAACGTATTATTTCGCATACGAAAATAACCACGCTCTAAACGCAACGAGGTATCATGAGTTGTAGTTTGTCCTAACCATGTTCGACTGTAGCGCCCTCTTGCTTCTAAACGCCCTCCTTGAATAGTAGATATGTTACTCCCATTTGTTGATGTAATCACTGAACCTACAATGTTAACCCCTTCAATATCAATAGCTCTTAATGTACCAGCATTAATTTTATCCGCTGAAAGGCTGTGAATTTTAGCGCTTCGAATGGTACTTTCCTCAATGTGTACATTCTGTATGATACCTTGTTGGAGATTTAAACTTGTTATAGCTGCGTTAGCTATAGCTCCATTTCCTGCGGTTATACTATTGGCTCTCATGTGATTTGCTGTAATGGTTCCATCCACAATCATCTGAGCATTATTTTTTCTACGAATGATAATGTTGTCAAAGAAGGCTCTGTTCGTGGTTTCACCATTCGCCCCAAACCGTAACCTTGGAGCGATATAAGCCACACCATTCGGCACAACCCAAGAACCGGTTAACTTACGCCAATTTTGAGTTTTAGAGGTGCTTTCAGCAGCTATGTCCCATCCTCTTGCTGAGCCATCTGCATTATAAGTTCTAAATCCAACACCAATTGCACCGTTACCGCTAAAGTTAGTATTACGGTATAAGAACTCTACATAAAACTCATCACCCGGTTGTACTTGAATCAGTCGGTCTTGTAAGATATTCGCATCACTTGAAACATTCGCTTCAATTCTCATTGCTTTTGTACTGCCGTTATCATCAGATAAAATCTCCATCGTCTGGACAGACCAGGTAGATGAATTAGACGACCAGCCTTTCGCTCGTTGACCGACCACATCATTTTCAAAGGTTCCATTATCAACAAGGTTTTGAAAGTCCGTCACTTCTAACAATCGAGTTTCGATCTTAACCGTTCCTGGTTGCAAGTTAATAGCGGATATTACTCCATCTCTTGAAACTTTTAAATCAATTTCTCCTGCCATTGTAGATATTTGACCTTCAGCTATTGTCATTCTATTTCCTACAATCTCTATTTCTTGCGCCCTTAAATGAATAGAATTCGCATTTTGCTCTATAGCTGTTTCTGCTGAGGTAATCCGATTATTTGCTTCTGTAACATTTCCAACATCAACAAACTTAGGGAAAGCCATGTAAGCATCTCTTGTTATACCTCCATTATTCCAATTCAACCATCTGATTTGTATTCTTCTTGTCTCTGGTCTCATTATGGCAAGATGTGTTACACCAGTACCTAAACCTATACAATCATTTGGGTTTGTACCTGCTGGCAAAATGTATGCTGTTCGTTTAATCCATTCCCCTAAAGGTTGATTACCCGACCAAAAATATAAATTATTTGTGATATTCGTAGAACCGTTAGATATATTGACCCTTTGTAAATCAGAATTGGAAGAGGAGGAATCACCTCTAGAGAACAAACCGAAATAATCATTAGTTCCTGAACCACCCGCAACATCTCTACGCATCCAAATGGTGACTTCATAAGTTTTAGAAGGATCAACAGCTACCCAACTGCTTCTGTTATGAACATTTCCACTTGTTCTTGAAACTTGTACTAAAGCAGGAAGACCATTAAAATCTCTTTCTTCAATTAAAAGAGTGTCACCATGCCAATCTAGATTATTCCCTGATAAGGAAATGTTGTTTACTAAATTTCCCGTGCTTGCTTCAAGAGAGCTTAGATCACTTCTTAAATCGGTTATTCTTGTATTAAAGGTAGTAGAACTTAACTCTAATGTTCCGACTCTGCTTCTTACGTTAGTAATTTCATTGTTTATAGTGGTGATCTCGGTTTGTTCAGCTTTACCTCTTATAGCCTCACTCATTACGCTCAATTCGGTATTTATAGAAGTAATTGAGCTAATATTACCATCAACCTTATTTTCTAAAGTAGTGACGGATTGTATGATTGAATCGGCTTTCTGATCAACCCTTGAAACAGTTTCGGTAATTGTCCTTATAATCTGCGCTGAATCTTCAGGAGCAGGATTCCATTTTGTTGGCTTTGTTCCTTCTTCGAACTGCAAATCCCACATTTCACATGAATAAGGTAAACTGTAATGGCTTCTGTTAGGCTGGATATAAAAATCACTACCTGTAGGTTGTCCTTCATATGTCATATAGACATGATATTGATAAGTCTCATCATCATTTGGATATGGATTTAATTCTTGCCTCTCCCAGTTATTCGATACATGTTTACCGTCTCGATAGACAACCCTGTTTGTCCATCCAACGCAATGTCCTGCCAAGAATGTAATATCCCCAGAGGTTTTTCTTATCTTGAAAGATAACACATATCTTTTCCCGACTTTTGGTTGTTCAGATAGCATTCTTTCTACGAATCTTACTCCACCTCTATTGTCATTATTAGAGGTTATTCTAAATATATAATCTTCACCAAAAACACCACCATTCCAATTTATGATAGAATTCCTATTAGCTAGATTCCTACCACCTATCTCAATGTTGTCAAAATCCGTTCTCAACTTACTTACACTTGTGGTTATTCCTTCAACATTAGCAGTTAAATTGACAACCGTATTTTCTATGGTGTTTATGTCACCTTCAACCCGATTAATCGTATCAATAGTAGCGCTTAGAGAACCTTTCACTGTATCGATATCAGATACAACCGAAACGATTTTTCCATCTTGTTCTGCTAATAGTTCAGCATTTTCATTGACTCGTTCAATTAACTCCTCAGCTCGATTAGTAAGAGTGACTATATCACCCTCAATGAAAGTAAATCGACCTTCTACATATTCAAGCCTTGCCCTGTCTGCCAATTCCTGCATTAACGCATTTTCGGTATGTTGAATTTCTTGGTCTGTATATACTTTGGCATCTGCTTGTATCTGGTCATAGACCTCTTGACGGATATTCTCAGGATTAATACCATCCCGACCAATAATATCAGCTTGTCGATGGATTTCACGCATTATTGGAGCTAATTCAGGACCAAACAAAATATCTTCTGTCAGAATTCGAGCGGTTGAACCTTTAGCCTGTGCGCTAAAGTCAGATGGTCTACCGTGTGTATTAATCGCTCTTACTCGGTAATACCAAACTTGATCCGTTCCTACTACATGATTAGTGCCGTTTGCTCGACCACGATAAATCAAATGTTCTGAACTTGGTGTAAATCCCCTTACTTGTGAAGCATAAACCTCATAGACATTGACATACACTTCTGAGTTGAATGTCCACCAAATATTGATAGCTTCAAAAATACCCTCACAATTCGTAATGATGGGCGTAACGGGTTTAATATCAGGAAACCGATCATTGGTAATCGGACGGTTCGCTTCATTTCTGACTTTGCCTATTTGATTGTTTAACTGCTCTTCTATCTTATCGAGCCTGTCGTCTTCTACGGATAAAAATTGACCAATCTCAACGATTGCTGTACCTTCAATATCCAACAAATCATACTCAATGGCTATGACTCTAGCTTGTACCTCTATAGGTCTAGCAAACTCTCTGTCAAACGCTCTAACCGTATCGCCAAGACTTACTTTTTCGTGTTCATAACCTGCATAATACTCCAACATATGCGCTGTCATTCGATAATTCACTTCTGGTTCTTGAGTTTTCTTTAATTGTTCCCATGAGGCTAATAGGAGCTCTTCCGGATCCTCGATATTACTGTCCTGCCAAATTTCATACCTGTGCAACCTTTGACCATTATTTAAACGTCCATACTTGGCAAGAGCAGCTGGATCGCCTACCCACAATTGCCCTAAAGGTTTATCAACGGGATCACCATTAGCGACTGACCAAGCTACATCGGCGAATCCGATATAACGAGTATGGCCTCCTGTCAAATCTCCTTCATCATCTTCAATAGGTAAAGAAGAGCCACGACCATATAACGCGGTGATAGGATAAGACAAAATGACTCGTTGTATCTCGTCCATATTATGATCCATTTCAAACCGCTTGCCTTTATCGGCTCCTAGGCGTTGCAATAGCTTTATCTGACGAGAGGTAATATTGTTTTGAGCATCAAACAAGACCACATCTTTTATATCACCGCCCCAAGTATTGCGGACGTTCCAAACAGCTTCTAACGACGTGTTGTAGTAAAAATGTGTAGAAGCCGTACCGAAGGAACCCTCAACAATGGCTCTCCACCTTGAACCTTGGACAGCTGCGTTAAGTGCTGTTTGTGGTGTCTGATTAGTAAACCTACGCTCAACAACAATATTCTCTCTAAGCTCTATCATATAAGCAGGAAAACAGGTCGCTGTGGATTGTGGTCCATTGATATTGTCCAGGTCGTCAATTTCTTTAATGACGTATAGCCTTAAATCTCCGTCCTTATCTCTAAAGACCACTTGATTCTCTTCCACAACATGAACAGCTTCTTCAGTATCTGCATCAACTGTAAATACAAAAGGCTCACTAGCAACCTGGTTCAATTCTTCTCGAACCCTTGTGCTAACAAGCCCTGTTTCTTCCGTGATGGTAGATAGTAGTTTATCGTCTTGATTTAAAATATGGATTTCTTCCATAGTATCCTCCTTTCCTTTCTGACTTAATTAAATCTCTCTTCATAAGTAATAGTCGTCGCATGGCTCGCTCGTAATCGATTAACACCTGGTTTAAGGTCAAACCAATAAGACTGCATAGACAATATTTCAGGTCTTACCGTACCGCTTACTGTTATCTTTCGTTTAAGGTAGTCGATTTCTAAAATGTCACCTTGAACAAAGTTGTAATTTAGAAGAATTCGACCGCCATTATCGTTTTCAAGTGTGAAACTTGTTGCAGCAGAACTAAACACTGTTCGACTCTTCCACGGTGTATTGACTTGTCCGGTAACGGTTCTGTTTGCATATGATGTTGTGATAGAGAGTTGTTTTTCTTCTCCAAATAAAAAAGGCTCTAGCATCCTCAAAGATAAACTAAAAACCCCATCACTATCTGTTAAATTATCAATATCATAACTTCCTTCTTGATAGATAAGAATATAACGGTCTGGTGTTATATCTCGTATAATCTTAATTGGTTCCACAGAATAAGTAGCCGTATAAAATAAATGCTTTTGTTCGTCTAACCCTCGTATACTCGACTCTTCAACTTGTACTCCGATATCTACTTGTCTGCTCCCTAGTCTTGTTTTTCTGAGTCTTTCTTTCCCTCCCAAAAATTGAATGTCACGAATAACATTTTGCGAATGAATGTGAAAGGATTCTACCCACCAACCTAGTTCGTGCATATCATAAACGGTACCGTCTGAATGAATAGCCTTATAATTCAATGGACTTTTCAACTGATCACCTCCCTCTAGGAAGTTTTTTGGCTCTTGCATTACTTCGATCAATTTTTTGTTTTGTGACTTTCCAAGTAACTTCGCCTAATACTCGTCCATCAACAACAAAATCAGAAGGTTCAATGTATAAATCCGATAGTTCAGATTGTGGTAATGACGTAGCAAAATTAATACTCATTTGATTCATTTGATTACTAAAGGCTGAACCTCCACCAACACCCCCTGCATAAGCAGGCAAGTTTTTCATACCGTTCATAATCTTAACGGTTTGTTCATGAGTAAAGACTTGAGCACCTCTTTTGAGGTTATAAACACCTAAATCAGCTATAGACCAATTACGACCTTCCCTTACAAGCTCTGGTCCATTACCATCACCTAAAATAGCTGGACCACCAGGATGAAAGTTGGTTCCAGTTGCATATGGTCTTACAGCTGATAATGCCAATCTCAACCCTGATTGTACATTTGACCATGCAGCGTTTAACGTTACTCTTTTTGTTTCTGCTCTTCTAGCTTCTGCGCTTATTGCAGCTGCTGTGCCTTCATCATCAACCTTTACTTTTTTATCAACAGACTTTCCTAATTCACCATTCATCTTCTTGGCATTTTCTTCACCTTTTTTGATGGATGAATTTGTGTCCTCTTGTCTTTCAAAAATTCTTTCCATGTGCTGATTTTGAGTGGTTAGAACGTCATTAACATGTCTCACTTGCCTTTCTTTTTTCTGCTCATTGGTCAATACTTGCGCTGTTAAGCTTGTTTCTCTTTCAATCAAACCTAATATATGATTATGTTCATTGATTTGTTGATTAAGTGTATTAAGCTGATCATTCATTACACCGCCAACATCTTCATTTTTGCTCATATGTTCAATTAAAAGATCTCTTTCTTTTATGAGTTCTTTTAATTTGTCTTTGGCAATTTTAATACCTTTTTCGCCTACTTCGTTTACATTAAGTTGCTCTAAATAGATTCCGGATATGGCATTGTCAATCTCATCTATTACAGCTAATTCTTCTTTCTTTAATTCAATCTGATCATGCGTTTCAACTTTTTGTTCAAGTAAATAGGCTAAATGATTCTTTAACCCTTCTTCCTTCATTCCAATCAAAACTGATTCTTCGCGATTTAAACGCTCCAACTCTTCTGCACTTTCTACACCGGCGTTTTTAAGCATCATTATTTCTTGAAGTCTATCTTTCACTTTCTCTTGTTGTTCTGCTTCTTTTCCAACATATTCCGATGATATTTGCTGTGCTAATTCAATCTCTTTGGATAGTTCTGCCGATGCTCGGGTTAAATTAACGATATCTTCACGGAGTTGTTTTTCATTTTCTAAAGCTGTATTTCTTTGATCCCTTAACTCTAATAACGCTAATTCTTTTATAGCACTGATATGTTCATAGACCGCTCCAGTTGATTCAACAATAGCTCGTCCACGGTCTGAGAAGGTCATTTCCACTTGTGGAGTTTGCTCAATAACTTTGTTATTAGTTTCTAATAATTTTTCTAGTTCTTCTTTTGATAATCCACTCTCTTTTTGGATTTCAGCATATGCTTTCGCTAAACTTTCTAACTTCTCAGGATCGCTTTCATTCTGCATTTCGTATTGAATATCAAGTAATTTCCCTATTTCCTCTGACGTTAAAGAAGATTTTTTTCTTAATTCTTCGTAACTCTGAACAGTTGCTTCAATATCATCTGCCATTTCTTGTAACGAATAAGCATACTCAAGATTAACCTCTTTGCTTTTATTCATATCTTTCGTTAAATGATGAACAGCAAGACCAATCCCTGTTATTCCGGCAATTGCAAGAGCAACGGGACCAGCTATAGGAGTCAAGAAAGCTAGTCGAGCAATTAAACCAGAACCTTTTGCAGTTCCTATAGCAGTTGTCATTCTTCCTAGCATTCTTATTCCGGTTCCTAAAGCTGTAGTTAAAGTACCCACAACAATAGCAGCAGGGCCCACAGCAGCTACAAGAGCAACCATTTTAATGATTGAACGTTGTTGCTCTTCGTCCATTTCAGAAAAGGCATTCGCTGCATCTTCAATACTTACTGCCAAAGGTTCAATAACATCTGTAACACTCATTACGGCTGGAATCAAAGCGTTACCTAAAGTAATGGCAACATCTTTAATTCTGTTCCACATCATGATTAATTGTGATTCAGTTGTACCATAACGCTCTGCAGCTTCATCTTGTAATGCGGTATTTTCTTTCCACGCTGAATTCGCAGTTTTTAAAGCTTTAGTAGCCATTTCGTTAGCAGAAGAGGAACGAAGTATTGTATCACGCAATCGAATTTCTGACATGCCTAATTCATCAATAATGGCAAAAGCTGATTCTCCTTCTTCTGAAAGCTTAGCAAGCCCCCCTAAGAAAGTGAATATAGCAGTTGCTGCATCTTCTTCGAAAGCCTTTTTAAAATCCTTTGTAGACATTCCAGCAATACGCGAAAAATCTTTTAAACTTGCACCACCAGTATCAACACTTGCTGCCATTTCAATCATTAATTTTGAAATAGCTGAACCACCCATCTCGGCACGAATACCAACAGATGAAAGAGCGGTAGAAAATCCTAAAATATCAGCTTCGCTCATATTTATTTGAGTACCAGCACCAGCAATACGTAAAGCCATGTTGGCTATCTCTGATTCCGTTGCAGCAAAGTTATTACCAAGATCAACCACTGTCGAACTCAGCCTATCAAAATCAGTTTGAGCCATTCCAGTAATGTTAGCTAATCTAGCGAAAGTAAAGGCAGCGGATTCACTTGTCATGTCAGATGCTACACCCATTGCTAACATAGACTCCGTAAATCCTAGCACACTCTTTTTTTCAATTCCAAGCTGAGAAGCGGCAGCGGCTGTATTAGCAATCTCTTCTGTTGAAACAGGTATTACCATTGCTAAATCCCTAAAAGCCTGATTAAACATAGCAAACTCTTCCTCTGTCGCATCTGTAACCTTTCTAAAGTTAGCGAATGCAGATTCAAAGTCCATAGATGCTTTGAAAAAGGCAGCACCACCAGCTAAAATAGGCGCCGTAACTTTAGTTGAATATGATTTTCCGAAGTCTGTTATACCTCGACCTACATCTTCAACTTTCCCACCGAATTCTTCAGTTGCTTTACCGACTTCTTCAAGTGATTTTCTATACTTCTCAGGTGCCGATGTATCATTCAATGCTGCCTGTTGTGCTTCAATTTCTTGGTTGGTTTCAGTAATAGCATTTTCTAATCGTTGTTCCGATGTTTGAAGTTTTACTAAATCATCGGCTAACTTTTCCGCTTCTGCTGAATTTTCACCATATACCTCTTTTGCCTTTTCGAGTTGTTTTTCGGTTAGCTCGATTTTCTTTGCTACATTTTCTTTCTCACTACCAAGACGTTTGACTTTTTGCTCTAATTTCTCTGTTTCTGTAGATGAAAGTTTCATTTGAGCTTCGGTCAATTTCATTTCATTTTTCATTTTTTTATTAGAATCATTAATCTCTTCCATGCCTTTTTTATACTCTTGATTAAAGACACTAAACTTAACTTTTACTTCTGGTTGCCTTGCCACTTGCTCCCCTCCTCATAAAAAAACAAGCCTATTTCGGTTGGGGATTATTCTTCCATCCGTCATACGCTTGTTTTCCTTGGTAAATTCTTTCTACACTTGCTATGGGATAATGCCAAAATATCTTCTCAGCAATGCGACTGATTAAACAATAGGTCACATATCTATCCTCAACACATTCAAACTTAATTTCCGGTTGTTTCACTTCATTCTCTACTTTTTTTTTGTTGTGTTCTTAAATCCATCTGCAAACGCATTTTGATCAACAGGCATAGTCGCTAAAACTAAAGCACCATAGATTTCAATTGTGGTTGGTATATCCTCGTGGTAGAGATGTGTAAATTGTTCATAGGTTAACTCTAAACCTGGGTTAACTCCCATAATCGATAAGTAAATCACTTTAAGATATTTCGTTGTATCAACACCTTTTAAAGCATCTGCTTGATTTACTTTAGGATCGATTGCAGCTCTAAAAATAGCATCTAAATCAGCTAAATCAGTTATATTTGAGGACTTAATCAATCCAAGTTTTTCACCTAAATGCATAGAATAATTCGTTATGGCAGCAGGGAATTTTTTTTCATTAATAAAAACTTGTTTGTGCTCTCCATTTTCTTCAATCATTTCTGCTTCCTTTAAAGTAATCATTTCTAATCGTTTGGTCATGTTTTCACCTCATAAAAAAGAGTAGGGAAAATCCCTACTCTCCATCCTCTAATAATGCTTTTAATGCCGTTGCTTCTTCTGCTGTAAATTGATTATCACCCGGATCGCCTTTTGGTCCCTGTGCTCCATCCGTTCCTGGAGGACCCTGTGGACCTGGTTCCCCTTGTGGTCCAGGAGGTCCTTGAACACCATCACCAACGTTAGTTGATTTACGAACAACACGAGCTGTTTGACCTTCCTCAACAGGTTCAGCTAAAAAGCCAATCCCACCATTATCTGAAGCGACTATGACACCATTTTCGCCCACTTCAACATAAGCACCAGCTTCTAATGTTTCGCCTGCTTCTACCTGCCAAATTGGAGCATTATTGATTGTAACATCTACCTCTTGTCCTTCTGTTAAAGCTCCGGTCGATCTAAAATCAGGGATTCCACCTGGTTCTGTGATGGAGATAGTTGGAACACCATTTCCACCAGATAAAGATAATAAACGATTAGCAGGAACATTTTGAGTAACGATTGCTTTAAATTGTGACATTATCCTTCTACACCTCCTGGGTTTTCTGTAGCTGCAACTAGATCGCGTGTAAATTGTTTGTGCCATTGTTCAGCGATTGACTCACCAGCTAATTCAGAGGTTAAAGCCTCATAATAAAGCTGACCATGTTCATCTGGATATGCTGTTAAATTTAGTTCCATTTCCGCTACTTCATCAGCGCCGTTAGAAACGGTAAACTTAAATCCTGTCGCACTAATACAGTTAGGGAAAGCAATTAGTTTTGTTACCTCCTCAAACTCATCGATGACATCAGCTGTATAAATAAACTCACTTCCTTTGGCATCCACTCCATAAGAATAAATACCAGGCTTTAAGTTTTCGCTTGTTATACCAAATAGTTCACGCATTACAGTCAAATAAATATGAGCGGAGACCGTTATATCATGACGTTCTGGTTTAGTTCGCTTACGAACCTCTACACCTTCAGCACGCTTTATAAGCTCTCTCATAACCGTTTCACCTGATATACTCCCTACACTTCCAAACTTTTCACCCGGTTTTATTGTGTTCCCATCTTTGATTTGAACACTTGAATTTTTTATTGATATCGCATCAAAAACTTTTACTACTTCTGGCATTATGATAATACCTCCTCTATTTTTTTATCTATCTCATCATTGAGTCCATTTATAATCCTTGGTGTCGATCTATCAAGTCCACGCTCCATAAATTCTTGTGCCCTATGATTACGTGGTCCGCGACCTTCGTTCGGAAAGACAAGATAGCTATAACTACCAGGTCTATTAGCAGCACCACCACGAGATTTAACAGAAAAACCTAGATTCTCTTTTTCATCCGTGGACCATTTACTAAACTTAGCATGACTTTTAAGTTTCCCTCGCTTCGTTGGACGAGAAACAGGGATTATGGCTGTTATATCCTTGGTAGTATGTTCGACCCCTTCTTTATGCAAATACGTGTTTACGGTCTGTTCTACGTTGTCTGGAAGCCTACTAAACTTCTCCTCCAGCAATTCAATCTCTGAAAAATCAATCTCGAACTTGGTCATATTTCACCTTCCTTGAAAAAACCAAGGTTACTTGATCCACAAACTTATCGGCCTTCTTCTTTTGAAGTCGCCTTTTAATCGTCTCATGAAAATCAATCCCGCTAATACGGTCAATAACAGTAATAAGATCCAGAGTTTTTGTTTCAACTTCTGGATTATCTTCAGACACATACACAACATAAATCTCTTGTGTCAAATGGTTTACTGCCTCAGACTTCTTAAAATCGCCATAGACGATTAAAAAGAAGTTCATAGGGTTTATGTCCTCTTCTGTCAATTCGTCCTCATAAACAGGAAAATTGAACGATTTCAACGTGTCATAAATCACTTGTTGTTGTTTGTTCATCATTTGTTTGGATCTCTCGTTCAATCGGTCTCACCTCCTGCAATAAAAAAAAGAGATAGTTTTTTTTACTATCCCAGTCCACTCGAATCACATCATATTCCGTTTTATCAATAACAGCTGCAAGGTTTGAACGTCTAATACTCTTAAAATGGGGTGGAAATCTCGTTTTAATCTTAAGATCAAGGGTAGCATTAAGAGCACCAGCTAAGCTATAATCTTCTTCTCTAGCGCTCATTAGTTGATAAGCAAGTACACCTTCACCTGAAAAAGTCGAGCCTACTTGCTTTCCTCGCTCCCTTTCGATGATGCTTCGACCGTATTCGAGATATCCGTCATTAAAAACCTCATGTATTGGCTTCTGCTGCCTTCTTTGCATCCTCACGAGCTTTCACACCCTCTCGTAAAGCTAGGTTTAATAAATCATTAGAAAAGTTGTGAGAAAACATTTCTAGAGAATGATTATAGGCATAACGACAATAATCTAATAACAGTCCTGTTTCCTCTGAGTCTTCTTCAAAATCAAGTTTGACCCCTGCTTTTCCGTTAAGATATTTCTTCCCTCTGTTAATTATCTTTTCAAGAGAATCGTCTTCATCATCCCAAGTGATTTTGAGATAATCCTTAACTTCTTGCAACATTACCCTTCGACTCCTGGGATTTCTCCTAATCCAATTTTTGTAATGTCATACACAGTGAAAGAGTCCGCATCTAATGGACGACCATTAACTAATTGGCGTGTTAAGTACAAACGTTGGTCCTCGATCATACGTAGAACGTCAGTAGTCTCTAATGTAGGGTTAACTCCCACTCCCATGAAATAATCTTTAGGTTTACCAGAAACCATTTTACCTAGTTTCATAGCTGGTGATTGAATAATTTTAAGCCCTGGGACTGAATAATTATCATAAGTCCAAGTACCATCATCTTTTTGTTTAGCACCTAGAGCAAAGAAGCGAGAGGCATAATCTAATGGATTAACAATTAAAGTTACTCCTGTGTAACGACGAGTTCCATTTTTTGTTGTTGGAGCTAAGATTTCTTTACCGATGGTAACTGGGGTAAAGTCCTCTAACACAACAGCCGTTTTATTTGAATAGCCTTCTGTTTGATGCAAGGGGCTATCTAAATCCTTAAGCATTCCAATAGGTTGCTTAAGTCCAGTTCCGTTGACAATGACATTCTCCATCTCATCAGCAATAACTTCTGCCATTAATGCTCGGACATATCGATCTAACCAGGCGGGACCTAATTCAAACATCGCTTTAGAAACTACTAGAAAACCACTTAGCTTGTACATACCTTGTTCAATTGTCTTAAATCCGTTATCAACCATTTCTTGAATTTTAGCAGTGACATCGCCCCAGAATGCATGAGTTTCTCCTTCTTTTCGTAACACCCACGCTGTCGTTGCTCCTGTTCGTTGGAAATTAACTTCAGAGATAAGTGGATGATCTTTGTGTAAATCCTCAAATACACGCTCAAAAACAGTTGGAGGCATTAACTCAAGTACTTCGTCAAAAGATTCTACATCAATTGCAGCATTATAGAATTTTTTCTCTTCATTTGTTAGAATACGAACGCCACGATTAGCCAATACCTGTGCATCCCAATTTTCATCTTCCGCACGTTTTGCATCTTTAATAGTATCGTTCATCAATGTTTCAATTTGAGCAAAATTACTTTCAAAATGGTTTACAATGTTTTGGGCAACTTCATTCGGGTCACCACTTTCAAAAGCAGCTTTCATCGCTTTGATTTGTTCACCTTTATCAAGGCCGTTATCTTTGTTATCTAAGTTTGTCATCCCAGCAAATGTCTGTAAGTTCATTGGAACATAATTGTATTTTTTCATCTTCTTTTCCCTCCAAAATAAAAAAACGCCTATTTTAGCGTTTAAATTTGTTTAATAATGTATTTTGTTCTGGTTGTTGCTTGTGAGCACGGAAACGCTGTAGAACAGAGTTCTTAAAGTCTTCCGGATCCGTGTCGTCTTCCTGGATTTCATTCACTCGATCCGCCAAACCAATATCGACTGCTTCATCCGACGTAAACCAAGTTTCATTTTGAAGCATGGTTTCCATCTCGCTACGTTCCCCTTTAAAACGTGTCATATAAATATCAACTATGGACTTATCAACACCCTTTAGAGAGTTTAGAGTTTTTTCAATATCGTTTTTGTTGCCAATCGCAAACGTCCAAGCCTCATGAATCATTAACATTGATCCTGTATTCATTACTAATTCATCAGCAGCCATAGCGATTATAGATGCTGCACTTGCAGCCCAACCGTCAACATAAACCGTTACTTTCGCTTTATGGTTCTTGAGCTGATTGTAAATAGCGATACCTTCAAATACATCACCGCCAGCACTATTGATATGAACATCTATTTCTTCGGTTTCAACCCTTTTCAAAGCTTCCATAACGTCAGAAGCAGAAACGGATTCATACCAAAATGATTCTCCAATATCTCCATAAATGGTTAATTCGGTCTTATCACCATTAGTCGAAGCTTTAAATTCATGTTCAATCTTAGAAGCAACTTCATTGAGTTTCTCATTCTTGAACCTTTTGATTTTCTTCACTACCCTCACCCCCTTTCAAATACTCTTCCGCTTCGGCATAATTTTTCGTGATGTAATGTTTTTTAGACCACTCTTCATCTAAAGGTTCCTTATCTAATAAGCTTCTGTTTTCGTCAATTGAGTTGGTACCACTAGAAATAAGTTTGTCTAACGCATTTGCAAGCTTAGTAATATCAACATGTTTAATCATTGAGGCATCCACCTTTAAGTACGTACGTTTTAAATAATTTTCACGCTTATAATACTTACGATTGATTTCATCCTCAAGTAATTCAGCAATTGGAGCAATACACAACATCAAAAAATTATCAGTTTGAGCTTCAACATCTGCAAGTTCGCCTTTTAACAGTCCTTTAGGAATATGAAGAGCTATTGCAACAAAATCAAATATATCGTCAAATATTGCTCGAATATCACGACTATCTTTACCAGCTGCTTGACTCCCATTTGCGCCGTTAAAAACCTCATGAAATTTTAACCCTTTTTGAAGCGGTAAAACTGCTCCACCTTCTGCCTCAAAAAAATTCTTAAATTGAACATTGAACAAGTCTTCCATTTCTTCTTGGTCTTTGTCTGTTTGTGGACCGGTCCTGTCCATTTCTAAAACTCCACGCAAAGCATTGTTGCGTTTATATAAGTTAGAAGCAGCCGTTAAGAATTTACCGTAATCACGATACAGACCGTCAACCACATCCAGAATCCGATTATTGTTCAATTTGAAATAAAACACTTCAGATTCATGAAATACCTTAGTGAGCTTATAATCATTAATATAAACATCATGATAACTATTTTCTTTTAGAGCGTATGTTTTAGGAGTCCAACTATCTGCAATAAAAAGTTGTTCATCTTGCATAATAACAAGACATTCATTTTTATTGACTAGATTCGTAACTAGCTCATGGATGAATTCTGTAGCATTTTGATTTACATTAGGTTCAACGTTAAACAAATAATAGTTTTTTGTTTTATTTCTTTTCCTTCCTCAAAAGTGCGATACACCGCACGAGACATAGTATTTGCAATTAAATTGATACAGGCATCAATTGCTAACCTTTTATAATAAGCATTAACACCTAATTCCATTATGACGGTCTTTAAATCAAAATCCTTTTTATCTTTTTTTAAAATACTTCCAATAAATTCACTAAACCACACTATCTCACCTCCTTAATATGTTCTGACCTTAAACCTTCCAACAAACGGTGATGACTCAACTAGATCCTCATCAAAATTAAGAGCATGTAAAAAAGCGAAAAACCCATCGGTCTTCCGCTTTTCCTTATCTATTTTGCAATACTCCATGTTTCCATTGCCTTTTTCATCTTTATAAACATTTCCTACATACCAACGCATTAAAGGATCATCACCAAAGATAATCTTATGATTAATAAACATATCATCAATTAATGGTGACAGCATTGCATGGGTAGAAGGACCTTTTCTAACAACTTCAACCTCAAACCCTGCTTCTTCAAGAGCTGGCTTTAAAATGGCCGCTCTATATTTATCCATAGATATTTTCTTTATGTTAAAAGTCTTTAATTGATCAATAAACCAATTTACCACTCTCGATGGCTCAATTGATTTTTCACTTTCAATCAAAGTGAATAATCCTTTTTCTTTGGAGATAGCTATAATATCCGGATTTATGTCTTGTGTTTTTAATGCCAAGTGATGAATAAATGTGTGCTGTTTCCAATATCTTTTACCATCTTTCTTAAAAAAGACACCAACTGAACAAAAATCTCTCACATCAGCAAAATCGACACCACCAATAGCCTCTATTCCTTTTAAATCTTCTGGTATTGGTTTATCAGTCGCTAACCTGTCCTCGTAAGAAGCTACTTCTCTTTTTACATCAGCTTGAGGTATATTCATACGCTTGGTCATAAACTCAATTCTCAAAGAAGCATTAATTTTCATTTGTTCATACTCATGTTCCATTTCAATCTGTAAATCTTTGTTATATGGATAAGACGGATTCGCCTTGACCCACATTTTAGGATTGTGAACTTCCTTTTCATTATCCAATTTACAAATAAAAGGGAACATCGTTGATTTAGGAAGTTCCTTATTTAAAACCATTTTTGCTTCTTCTTTTAGATCATCAAGAACACCACCGCGAACATATCCATCCGTTGTGATGTAGAAAGTCCTTGGATCCTTTTTCTTACCAAGACCGGAAGTAAATACTTTGATATTGCTGTAATCTTCATATTCGTGAATTTCATCGAATATAACAGCTCCACTTCGTTTACCATCTTTAGTTCGAGCATTTGAAGTGTTGTACTCAAGTTTTGATTTAGTTGTACGATGTTGAATAAGCATTTTTGACTTATAAAATATTCGCTTTAACTTCTGAGAGAATTTAGGCGAATCAAGAACATTGTAAACATCTTCAAATGATGTTTTAGCTTGCTTTTCAGCTGTTGCCACAATATCAATGTCATAGTTATTAATCCCATGATGACCAGACAACATATAAAAGCTATCATATGAAATAAATCCGTTTTTTCCTGCCCCTCGTCCAATTTCAATCAAATATCGATTGAATACTAAGCGCCCATCAGCATATCGAACACCAAAAATAAACGCATTACAAAAACGTTGCCATGCAAAGAGCTTAAACGGAAAATAAGGCTCCGGTTTTTTAACCGAATCCTCGATCGCTTTTGCATCAATTACAACTCCTGGTTGATCTAGTTTCCAACGCAAGAATTCCATAAGTTGTTTTTGTTCTTTACAAGCTTCAATCTCCCCTGTTTCCACCATTTTCATATATTCATCGATATACGGATGATAATTATATGTCTTCGTCTTCATGATTTGCAGCTATCTTTCCAGGTTCTTCAGGTAAAAATACAAGTAAATTAAATAATTTGTCATAAGCAGTTGTATATCGATTAATTGTGGTGTTATAGGATTTTTGAGCAGGGTTTTCAACTAACATTACTTGACTGCCGTTTTTAAATTTATATGTTGGGCCCTTCGTTTTTACGGTATCTTCTAAGATTTGAAGCTGAATCGTCATAAAAGCGACTCTTTCTATCAATTCTTTTGCGATTTCCCTTTTTGATTCCGGTAAATCTAAGAAAATAGAATTTAATCTATCAATTTCCTTTTGGATTAGCTCGTCTTGGTTTTTTTTACTAATTTTTGCCATTGCACCCCCTCCCCTCCTCATGTGCGTATTTTTCAAAAAAATATTTTTTCCGCTCGCCCCCTCCCGTTTCACGTCCCCCAGGATAAGAGCCAAATTTTTTCATGGGGGGTATTATTTTTGAGTCGTGGTCATCCTAAAATGGAGAAGGTTCACTTTTAAGTTTTGTCTTTCACTTACGGTTCTTTCTTTTATGTTTAAGTACACTCACCAACGTTCTTCATTCACGAACTTATCTCCCTCTTGGTAGTCAGCTAGTCTATCATGCTCCTCATTGTGACACCAAATACATAACGTTTCTAAGTTCGCTAAGACTAGTGCTAAATGAGGAAAGTCTTTTAATTCTTTGATGTGATGCACTTGCAAAACATTTTTTCTTTTTGTAGTTCGACCACGGTTAGGAGGACGGCCATAGGGTAGGTAGGGCGATGGGGTTAGGGGTAATAGGGTATCACCATTAGGGGCAATAAAGTTTGTCGTTACCCTCCCATCCCTTTTACATCGCTGGCACTCATGGCGGTCACGCTCAAGGGCTTTCTGTCTTAGCTTCCTCCATGACTTACGTTGATAGAACTTAATCTCCTTACCCTCTGCTATTAATCTCTTAATGGTTATCAGGTCCATGACCTAACAGGTGCTCCTCGCTCTTATCATGATGGGCTTACGGTTGGTTACTTGGTGATGACTTAATATCTTAGTTGGAACAATCCAATGACGATTAGGTAAAGCAATATCTGTTTCAATCTCTTCAAAACTTTTAATGCATTCATAGAAGTCTAACCTCAGCTGCTCTATAATTTCTGCAAATGCTCTAAAAGCTTCTTCCATTTCTTTAATCATCATTTTTAATCAGCTCCTTTTACAAATTAAAAAAAGCATTTCCAAGTCTACCTAGAAATACTTTCATTCTTCTTCTTAACCGAAAAGAAATAAATTCTATTGAGTTGTGATACTCTTTTGAGTGTTTATAAGTTCTCATTTAATAGTACCTAATTTAGAAAATTCTTCAGCAATAGCTTTACTTGATTCCTGTAAAGTAAGACCACATTCTTTTACTGCCTCTGTAAATTGTTTTATATATTCATATTCATCTATGTAATCTTTTTTATATTTCCCAACACGATACTGATCAACGAACGCACCATTACATTTAGGGCATACCGTTACTTCTTTATAATCTTCTCTTTTACCGCTTAGCTTTTCTGAATGAGAACAATGTAAGCATCGATAGACAGTATAAGTAATTTTCTGTTCTTCTCTCTTATTTAAAGAATCCAGTTCTTCAAACTCCATACTAGAACTCATTCCTATAACTCGTTTACCAATTAATTCATTCAAGACCATTTCAACTTCATCAATTAATATTTCATTCATAAAACCTCTTAACGGCAATTCACTTACTGTGACTGGAAAAGGAATCTCTAACTCCATATCCTGTGCTTGTCTGAAAATCATTCTTGCCATTGTTTTATTAGCACAAAGAATATAGATCTTTTCCTCACTAGCTTTTTTAATTAATTCAGTTGTCTTGCCACAGTATCTTTTACCGCCAATTATTTTTCCTTGATTCATTTTCGTTCATCTCCTTTTCAAAAAATAAAAAGACCCTTGCGAATGTTTTGCAAGGATCTTTCTTTAATATTATCTTTAATAATATCTTTAGCGATCGCGCTCTAATGAAGGAACGTGATCGCTCGTACCAGTATTACTGTACATCATCGTACCAGTATTGGTGTACATCATCGTACCAGTATTACTGTACATACCACTATACTAGTACGATGTAGGAAAAAGGCTTGATGCATTAATATTTTCATAGTTATCGTACTAGTATTGGTGTACATATATCAAAAAAGCTTTTGAATTGCATTAGTAATAAAGTATTCAACAAACACATAAGCAGAGATTATATTTTCTTTAGAAATTAAATCGCTAGGTATTAGAAAACTAGTTAAAACCGATGCAATAAAATAATTCTTTTGTTGCTTATCCGATTTATCCAATTTTTCATTTAAGTAATCAAATTCCTTTTTATAATCTTCTTTATTCTCTTGTATATTATTTAATAAATCGTCGACTCTTAAAATCAATTTTAAAATGTCATCATCTGATTTAATTGAATCTGTATTAACTAAATTAATTTCACTTTTCTTTACCTCTTCTATATAATCAATTTCATACGGAACAACATCTTCCTCTTCAATATCACCGTCGACGATACGTTTGAACCCATCGTATGCACTTAGATATTCATTTATAATAGTCGTTGGGCTTTTTAATGATTTAATCACATTGGTATAATTCGAAATTATAACTTGAATCATTTGGTTCATTTCACTTGACTTATTCGTAAAAAAATTAGAACTATTTAAAGATCCTAATATTTCATTTCTATAATTTTCAAACCGGTTAATTTCATTAATTGTACTTTGAAGCGACTCTATACCTTTTAACATTTGCTGATAAACTTGAAATGGTTTGTTTAATTCAATGATTTGCTTATTTAAGTCGATAACTATTTTACCTATATAATCTTCGTTCACATTATCACCTCTATATTCTATTGAATATAAGGCACTTCGACATAATAAACCCTTTTTCCTGCCACTTTAATAACTGCTTTTATTTCGGTAAGCGGCAAACCGCCTCGATCCAAACCTTTCACTGCTGAGGTCACAGCTGCCCATGAGGTATGGGTATTAGCTGCAATAGCACCACCTACTACAACCAGGAATGGAGTAAAAAAAATAACCGACTAAGGTTGTCCCTCAATCGATTCCCGATGATATAAATTTAACACACCTAAATCCTAATGACACATCTATTTCATATAAAATTTATGTTTAATTTAAGGGAAAATTGTTTACCAAATTAAATCCTTTTATGTTATTATGTTGGTTAAATACATCACACAAAAAACGACACGAAAAGAAAAGGAGGAACATAGTTGAGTAATAAATCTAAATTAATTGATGAACTTGGAATAAAAAACGTAGTTAATTACCTCCGTAGATCTCGACAAGATGAAGAAAGAGAAAAGAGAACTGGAGAAGATACTTTAAGCGAACAGAAAAAGTTAATGGACAGGGTTCTAGCTGAATATGGAACTCCCTATGATCAAAAATTAGAGATTGGTTCTGGTGATAAAATATCTACTCGTCCAATCTTCCAAGGGATTATAAATGATCTTGAAATAAACAAATACGATGCTATTGCCATAAAAGATATTACTCGTATGGGTCGTGGTTCTTATACGGATATGGGAGTCATTTATGACTTACTTGTATCCAAGAGGATATACATAATAACACCATGGCGCATCTACGACCCCTCAAACCCCGCAGATTTGCGACAAATACGTTTTGAGTTATTTATGTCTAGGGAAGAGTTTGAAATGAACAGAGAGCGTTTAAATGGCGGTAGGTACAATTCTGCATTAGAAGGAAAGTGGGTTTCGGGTCCTGCCCCTTTTGGTTTTGATTACAACGAGAAAACTGGCAAGCTTATGATTAATGAACCACAAGCTGAAATGGTAAGAAATATATACGATTATTATGCTAATGGAATCATTCTGGCAAATGGAAAAAGAAAGTTAGTTCAATTTAGAGCATTAGCTTCATACTTGAAACGTGTTGGTATTAAAACTCCAAGCGGAAAAGACGAATGGTCGCCACCTTTTTTAAAAACGTTTCTTGAACACGATCGTTATATTGGTGTACTTAGACAAAATACAACTAAGACGATGCCAACAGGTAAAAAGGTTCCTCGTCCAAAAGAAGAACATATTATTATTGAAGATGCTCACCCTCCTATTATTGATATGGAGACTTGGACAAGAGTCCAAGACAGAATTCAAAACAGAGATGTTTCAAACAATACCAAGTTAGACTTTGAACCAAATGTACTTGCCGGTCTTTGTGTCTGTAAAAAATGCGGTCGTAAATTCATAAGACGTTGTGGAAAGAAAGATTATATAAAAAAAGACGGTTCAGTTTCTACATATGAAAAAAATATGCTGTTCTGTGGCACAAATGGCTGTACGTATGTGAAATTCAATCCCATACATGATGATATAATTGAAACCCTTAAACACCTCTCAGATTTGGATAATGACGTGTTAAAAGCTTATTTGAAGCAAACTATCAAAGTAGAAGAACCAAAAGACAACAAAGTGGAATTCGCAAGAAGAATTCAAATAAGACGTAGTGAATTAGAAAGAAGAATGAAATTTATATTTGATAAATACGAGTCGGGAATCTATACGGATGAAATGTTTATAGAACGAAAAAATGAAATTGATAAGCTTATAAATGATTTGGATTCAATTGAAATAGATTCAACTGCAACCAATCAAGATAAAGAAGAATATGATCCTAATATTGCTAAAGAGAATATTAATTCAGTTTTATCAGCTTATCAAAGTGCAGCTACTCCATCGGAAAAGAATAAAGTGCTTCATAGTATTTTTAGTCATATCAACATTGAAATATTAGAAAAAGGACATGGAAGAATACCTGCTGTACATCAAATAGAACCCTACTTAAAAAGCTCTATCATCAAGAAAAGTCTAATTTAACAGGCTTTTCTTTTTGGTCACATGATATACTTACTGATGAATCGGTTAAAGCGTTAGCGAATTTACTTGTAGAATTCCCTGTAATCGGAGCGATTACCATACAATCCAGTGGTGTTTTCGGTCCAAAAGGTTCTGCTTTCACAATGGAGTTCACGATCGGTTCTTTTGTTATTTCTTTAATCCTTTTTAACCAACCTTCGCTATCACCAAACTTTGTATCGGTTGACTGTACGGTATAGGTAACAAATGGAGTCACCTTGGCACCTAATGTTACTAATTTTTCCATTTGAGGTAACACAGCGTCATACGTACAATGCGATCCCGTTAGACCGAATCCAATATGCTTTCCTTTTAAAGTCAT